ACTGCTCACATTTAAGACTTTTTACTGCGCACATTTAAGATTTAAAAATAAAAATTTTTGGGATTTTTTTGAGAAATTCGACTTTTTTGAGTATATTATATACCATATGAGAATCTGTATAGAATGTAATATTAATAAAGATTTAACTGAATATCGAGACAATCGAAGAAAATGTAAATCATGTTATAATAAAAGACGACACGTTCAAAAGAAGAGTAGGATACAAACGGATGAAGTGTATCGTGAAAAGGTTAAGGAATGGGACCGAAAAAAAATGAAACGTAGACGTTCTGAAACAGACACTTTATTTTATTATAAAGAAATGTGTAGAAATATTTGTAGAAATTCATTTAAACGAAAGAACTTTATTAAGACAAGTAAAACTGGTGAATTATTAGGTTGTGATTGGTTAACATTTAAAGTATACATAGAATCCAAATGGCAAGATGGAATGACGTGGGATAACCATTCTTTAAAAGGTTGGCATATTGATCATATCATACCTATCGATTTTGGGAAGACTCCTGAGGATGTTGCTAAACTATGTCACTATACAAACCTCCAACCATTGTGGGCAGAAGACAACTGGGAGAAGTCCAATAAAATTCTATAAATTAGAACTATATTTCTAATTCCTATAATATCCCTATACATTCGGGGGGTAAAAACCTGTAAATGGAAATATATTTCTAAAAAGTGAAAAAAAAATTTTCCAGAAATTTTCAGGAATATACTTATCTTTGTAAAAAATATATAATATGGCAACAACAGTAAGACCCCATAACTTCCAAAGGATTGTTAAAACAAAGAACGGTCCGGTGGTTAAGAACTGTATCCGCAAGGGACATACAAGAACCACAAAGAAAAGAGCCTAACAGAAACCCTCCAACACGGAGGGTTTTTTTATGTATTTATACTATATGACATATCAAGTGGTAGATGTTCCCAAATCAATTAACTGTGAGAACTGTGTTCCATGTATGAGAATTAGACTCATGGAGATGGGATTTATATCAGGACAAGACATTGAGGTTGGAGAGAGGAAGTTAGGTCTTCACGTAGTTCATATGGTATCAGAAAACGGACATATTGAACAGACCTTTGCTCTGAGACCTGAAGAATTAGGTAGAATTTGTTTAAATCAGAAATAATCCTCTCAACGTAGAGGTTTTTTTTTGTATATTTATATACAGTATGAAAATAATATTAACCGAACAACAATTAGATACCCTTACCGATACTCTTAAACCAAAGAGAGAAGATTGGAATAAGGAGAGGTTGATGAATTTGGTTAAAGATAATCCTAAGTATCTCGATGTTGAAGGTAATCCGTATGACTATAGTTTGGTTCAATATGATGTAAACGATAGAATTAAAGTTCGTAATGAAATACCTATCAAATGTCACGCAAAATACGATTACGGTGATAAAGAAGGTCAAGAACACGGAGTGTTCCGTAAGATATTAAGAACGTGGGTTAGTCAACCGACCGCAAGTTGTCCACAATGTTTAGCACAAAGATTACGTAATAACTTTATTAAGAAGTCACGTGAAAGTCATCTTGATCCTGATAAGTATGATTATACTATGGTGGATTTCACCGACCCACGTTATATTATACCAGGTCGAGAAAGAGACGGACATCGAAGATTTTCCATTTTTTGTAAAACACATAATGAATTTTTTACTCAAGACGCTAATGTCCATAAAAGAGGTGGAGGTTGTCCTCCTTGTGCTGAATCTAAAGGTGAAGCTGCAGTTGCAAAATATTTGGACTCTAAAGGAATATATTATGAGAGGTATAAAAGATTTGCCGGACTTAAAAACAAATACTCACTTGAATATGATTTCTTTCTTCCTGACTATAAGATGTTGATTGAGTTTGATGGTGAATTACATTTTGCACCGTCCAATCACACTAACGGTGAAACCAAATTTAAAACACAACAAATCAATGACCGTATTAAAGATTCTTATGTTATGGATAATCCTGACATTGTTAGACTGATTCGTGTGTTTGTTAAAACCGATACTGAGAAAATTAATAACATTCCTGGTATATTGAACAAATTAATCTATATGAAAACAAACGATAAAATCGTTTATAATTCAGATTATCCTAAAACAAAATAAAGTTTGTATTTATATAAAAACAAGATACAATATGTTAAAAGAACAAATTCCTACAGGTTGGCAAGGTGGTTTTCCATCTGAAAACCAAAAACAAATGTTATATCCTACCGCAGATTTAACTTCATTACCTATGTTGGGTAATATGGATAACATTAATTTACTACAAAGACAATGGGGAGTTAAATGGCCAATGTTTAGTTGGAATACCCTAAATGGAGAAAAAGACCCAAAACGTTGTTATGTACAATTTGCTCCTTATATTTCAAGAATAGGGTATACCAATGAAGGTAGAATCTATTCCATAATCTGTCCACAACAAGGAATGTGGATTGGGGATGAGATTTGTATCAATGTGGAAGTAACAGTTACGGGACAAAGAGGATGGGTTAATGAAGACACAAAAGAAATTGCTGCAGATATGATGGTTGAGGGAAAAATTTGGTTGACACCGGGTGAAAATCAAGGTGGTCTATTAAGAGCAATTTGGCCATTATTAAAATATAGTTCTCATAAGTATCCTATCAACAAAGAGAATGCTATTCGTGTTTCAACACATCTACCAGGAAATCCTAAAGAACCTATATTCCAACTTGGAAAGGGTTTATCTCCAAGATTTAAGAATCCTGATTTTGCCATAAAGGAAGAAGCATATAGTACAGGACATATCAATGTGGAAATAGGAGAAGTGGTTCTTACAAATGACCACAAATTAGATAAGTTTAATCAATACTTTTTAAATCTTTTTAACTTAGGTACCGGTAATATGTTACAAAAAGGTAATGTATTATCGTGGAATTTATTTTTTGATTCACCTGAATTGGTTTCAATTCCAGAATGGCAAAATCACGCTGACTATTGGCGTACCTCTATAGGTGCCCATCACGGTTCACCAGGTGGTGAAGGAACAAGTCCAAGATATTTTGATGGAACCTATTTTGATACCAAAAATTTCGCCATTAAAGAGGTTATTAAAGATATTTTAAATCACGTTGTAAAAAACTCCACATTAAGGAAGGGTTTAATATTACTTGTAGAATATTGTCCTAAAACAATATTTGATATATTCTTAAAGAAAGGTGATCAATCTAAAACAAAAACACAATAAACTATGGAAGAAGAATTAATTGGAGCAATTAAATTATTTGCAGGAGGATACGTTCCTCAAGGATATGTAGAATGCAACGGACAATTATTAAACATAAGGGAAAATGAGGCGTTATATGTATTACTGCAAGATAGATACGGAGCAACACCAAATTTATTTGCAGTACCTAAAATGACACCACCTATGGATGGTATGAAATACATAATGGCCATTCGTGGTATATGGCCAGCAAGACAGTAATATTATAACAAAAACAAATACACAATGACAAAAGACGAAGTAATCTATAACGTACAATTAAGTGACGTTGTATATAAAGACCAAAAAGATATTGACTTCAAATCACTTGGATTAACTTCCGTTAAGTGGATTGATGATAAGAAATCAGATACCCAAGGATTTGTTGCCATGAAAGGGAAGTCACTCTATGTGGTCTTCAGAGGAACGTCATCCAAGAAGGATGCTCAGAATGATGTATCCATCGACAAGGTTCCCTTCATCAATGAGGGTGATAAAGTACATGTTGGATTTAAGTCCTCTTGGGATGCCGTTAAGAACACCATCCTCAAAGACATCACCAAGATGAGTGGGTATAATAAGATTGTTGTATGTGGTCATAGTCTTGGAGCTGCAGTTGCTACTCTATGTGCTTATAATCTTTCCCACGTATTTGAGGATACCACCATTGAATGTTGTACCATAGGAAGTCCAAGGGTCGGTAATAAGACCTTTAAGAACAACTATGACAGTCGTAAGATTAAAACCCTCAGAATCGTCCATAATAACGACCTGGTGACACGTTCTCCCAACATAGGGTACTATCACGTCAATCACATGTTACGAATCGACCACGAGGGTAATATTAAGAAATTTATGATTGATTGGGAACGTGCTTGGAATTTCCTTAAATCTATGGTTACCGGAAAGAACATTAAGGACCATATGACCGCTGGTTATATGAGTTCATTAAAGAAGTGGTACGATAAACAACCATAATATGAAAGTCATTATATCGGAGTCTCAACTAAGGACAATTATTGAACAACAAATTTTTAAACTTACCACACCCGAGCAAACCCTATTGGGTTTCTTAAATCGTTTCCTTAAAGGAGAAGACGGTGAATTTGAGAAGACACCAGCTGGTCAGTTAAAAAAGACCATGTTGTTCAATTCTAAGACCATATACCCTATGGTACAGAAGTTAATTGAGAAGAAAACCACCGGTAAGAAAACCTACGACGATAAGACTTTTAATTCCCTGTTTATGGCCATGGATAAATCCATCACAAAGGAACAAAGATATATGTTCTTTAAGGAAGGTGAATCCATTACCAATGTGAAATATAACTCGATTTACGAGCAGATGAATGATCTGGCCTTCGATAGAAGATACGGGACGGTGGATGCCGCAGAGAAATCTAATAGAGCAAATCGTGAGTTAATTGATGCAATTGGTGGACCACATAGAGTATTGGAGTTGATGTCCATTGGGTCCATATTCATTCCCGTGGTTGGTCCATTAATATCGATGGGACTTGGGTTTGCCGATTCGGCATTATACATGAAAGAAGGTAAGAAGAAGGAAGCTGCGGTTGCTGCAATCTTATCTATATTACCACAGGTTGGTGAGGTGGTTAGTTCCATCCCAGCAGTAAAACAACTTGGACAGAAGGGGATGCAAGCCCTTGCAAATAAACTTGCCTCTAATATGGAACTTGGGATGCTTGAAAAACGTGCCCTTGAGGATATCCTAAGAAAGAAATCTATGGTTTATAAAGCCGTTCAGGATTATACAAAGAAAGCGGTTTATAACGGTTCACAGAAACTTGCAAAACTTCCTCCCACTCAGCAGGTAATATTAAAGACCGTGGCTGATGGTGGTATTGGACAATTGAAAACAACTGTTAGAACTGCGGCTGTTGGTGGGATTGCAAATACGGTAACAAAATAGAACTCGTACAGTCCTTTTCACAGTTTTTGTACTCCGGTACCCCCGTTCGCGATTTGTGTCCCTTTAATTTTGTGTCCCTTACTTATTTTGGGATATTTATATGTGTATATGAAATTATTTGACATTATATTGGAAAATATTGACCTTGATGAAGGTGGGGTTCCACCAAAACCAATTGAAGATTGGTTAAAAGACTTTAAATCTAAGTTTCCTAATTGGGATTATAGTAAGGCGGAATTTTTTAAAGACGAAAAACAGTTGAAAATAAAGAATGTTTATTGTACAATACATAAACATTTTTTCCCTGAAAAAGGTAGAATAGATGGGATACGTTGTGCACATCATATAAATGGAACCGGTTGTAGTGATTGTAGAAGCGAATCACAATCTAAAAAAACAACTGAAAGATTAACAAAATCGGAAGATCAATGGAGACAAGATTTATCTAAAATTAAACATCTAAAAAATAAATGTGATTTTAGTAAAACAAAATTTTTATTTGTTGAACCATTGAAAAATGGTCCATTAGTTACAAATACTTACTGTAAAATACATAAGAAATATTTTAATGGAGGTGTTAATGACAGAGGAGTTAGAGCGGGTCAATTTGCACAACAAGAAAATACTTGTCCAGATTGTATGAAAGATGATCGTTTTGTTAGTTATACAACATCTTTTGAAGATTGGATTAAGATATTTAAATCTAATAAAATTAATAAAAATTATGATTATAGTAAGTCAGAAATTTATTATGATGAAAAGTCTAAAGCATGGGTAAATAATATATTCTGTAAGGTAAAAAGTCCCGATGGTGAAGTACATGGATTTTTTGCTAAAGACGGTGTTGGTGCAAATAGCCATTCAATTGGATTTTATCAATGTCCTAAGTGTGATTGTGAAGATAGAACAAAGGATTTTGTGAAACAATCAATTGAAACTCACGGAGATAAATATGATTATGATATGGTTGATTTTTGTGATCGTAATACTCTAATAAAGACAACAAAATTGGATGGTAAATATGATATGTCTAGAAAGGTATTAATTGGTTGTAAAAAACACGGTCATTTTTTTCAAGACGCAACAAAACATAAGACGGGTACTGGATGCCCAATTTGTAGAGAATCAAAAGGAGAGCTTTATGTTAACTCATTATTAGAATCTAGATTTGGTAAAAAATATAAAATATTAAGATTTAATGATGCAACATTCAAAGAATTAAAAGGTAAGAAAAATATGTTACCGTTTGATTTTTATATACCTGAATTAAACGTTGTTATAGAATACGACGGACAACATCATTTTTGGCCCGTTTTTGGGACATCAGAATACTCTAGAAATCTTAACTATAATAAAACTATTACAAATGATAATTTAAAAAATGATTACGTAAAAAATAATCCAAATGGTATTAGACTAATTAGGATTCCATATACATTAGAATTTAGTGATATTAGGTCTCCGTTATTTAAGGCAATTAAAGAAACACCTAAAAATCAAATTACATATATCGGTGATTATCCTAAAAGAGAAACACCTAAAGAACCTAAAAGTAAGTTTAAAATAAACGAATCTAATTTATCATTTGAAAATATATTAAAACAATTGTAATATGAAACTAATTGATATTTTATTTGAAGCTGTTGTTGACGAAGGGTTAAAAGTCACTCAAGACGAATTTATACAAAGACTCAAGGATAAATTCAAGAATGATTTAGTTGTACTACCTAATGGTTCAAAGGTTCCTCGTTATGATTTTTCCAATACAGTTTACAGAGGTGCCGCAAAACCATTTAATTTTTATTGTAATAAAATAGGTAATGACGGTAAACCACATGGTATACAACAAGTGGCCGCATTAAACAATATGTTACGTAGAAACGATGGTTGTAAATTATGTGGTGCTGAGAACACATCATCTCGTTTTGGTCATAATCAAGATAAGTTTATAAAAAAGGCGGAAGAAAGATGGGGGAAGGGTAGATGGGACTATTCTAACTTAAAATACAAAGGGAGTGAAGAACCTGTAGATATTATCTGTCGCAAGAAAGATGAAAATGGAGTGGAACATGGACCATTTACTATTAATAGAGCTCAGTGGTTCTTGGCAAAGAATAACCCCATGTATTGTAAACAATGTTCCAATGAATATCGTGCAAATGCATTTACTCAAAAAGCACGTACGCGTGAGGAATTTATAAAGAGGGCCGAAGAATTACACGGTAAGGGTACATACGATTATAGTCAAATGATTTATAAACAAGGTAAAGGTAAGGAACCTGTAATGAATATCATGTGTCATAAAAAAGATGAGGATGGTATAGAACATGGATTATTTGGTTTGAAAATGGCACAGGGTTTAATTACCAAAGAAAGACCTTTAGGTTGTCCCAAATGTGCGAAACTTAATAAAACAGAAAGAGTATCATATAAAAAAGACGAATGGGTTGATTTCGCTCGTAGTATACATAAATTTAAAGATGGGACACCAAAATATACCTACGAGAAAATTGACTTAATAAAATCACCCTATGTAAAAGCCGTTGATCATGTGATTGTAAACTGTCCAAAAAAAGGACATGGTGATTTTTCTATTAAATCTGCAGCCCATTTATATAGTAAATCAGGTTGTCCCAAATGTGCAACGTCCAAAGGTGAGGATGCTATGGCACAATATCTTTATTCTTTAGGTTATGACACAATAAAAGATAAAAAATTTGATGACTGTACAAACTCTTGGAAAGGGGTTAAATGTTACAGATATAAATTTGACGCGTATTGTCCAGAATTAAATACCATATTTGAATTTGATGGTGGGTTTCATTTTATAAAAACCTTTAAACAAACTGATGAACATTTTAAATTACGTGCAATGGATGATATATACAAAAACGACTATTGTAAGAGGAAAGGTATTAAAATGGTAAGAATTGCATATACCGACATGAAAGATATCAAAGGACAAATTGATAAAGCATTAGAGAGTGATGAAATGTTATGGTTATCTGATAACTATCCAACGGATAAGGGGTGGAGAGATAAGAGTATTAAATTTTAATATTTATTTAAAACAATTATAATATGGGAACCGCAGCAAAAAAACCACGTGCAATGAGAAGTGTACGTTCAGGAAGAAAGAAAATGGAAATCTATAAAAAGAATCAAGAAATTCTTAAGAAGTATTTGAAATTAGCCAAAGGGTAATGAAATTTGAAGATATCATTATTGAAATGATTCAACATGATGTTGATGAGATTGCAACGAAAGAAAAAGAACTCGTTGGTAAAGGATCGTTTCATAATGTATATCCATCCAATAAGAACCCAAACATGGTTTATAAAATTGGATTTGATGAGGATGTTAATGGTTGGGTTGATTTATTTAAAAGTCGTCCCGACATATTCCCAAAGGTATATGGTACCGGTCACGTTAATATTAAATTAAAAAAACAAGTAACCAACTTCTCTTGGAGAACTGGTGAATTCAAACCAATTACATATAATCCAGGTGATACCGTTAAAGTAAAATATGTGGGTGTTGAAAGATTGAATACGGAAAAAGCAAAACAACATTGGAATTCATTGGCAAATGTTGTTTCTGTAATGTCAGGTAAATCTTTACAAACATATCTTACAAGTTTGGGAATGGATGAGGAAATGGAGGAAGAATTTCTATCTATTGGTGAAAGAATAAAAGAAACTGGTAACGATTTCATTTACAACATCTTTGTTGAATTTTATAATCTTATTCATTCCGTATATGATTTGAAACCTGTCGCTGACGTTCACGTCGGTAATTACGGGTATGATAAGGATGGTAATCTAAAATGTTTAGATATTTAATATTATGAAACTAACAGACATACTGACAGAATCGAAGTCATTCGATGAATTCGCAGAAAAAAGAATGGGTGGAGCAACTAAGATTGCAAATAACGCAAAAGATAAGGGAGGACCTTCAATGTTGACTTACCACCATTTTGTGGTTAAATTACCATATTACAAAGAAGCCGCTGAAGGTAAATTTGATATGGAAGAATCTAAGAAAGAATTTATTAAAACATTAAAAAGTATATCTTTAGAAATGAACCAAACCGAATTTCAAACAGAGGTTGGTCGTTTAGAGGTACTTGGTGAACTTATTATTAAACACAAATAAAGATACCTCCGGTTTGAAGACCGGACTTAGGGCCGGGACTAGTTACTAATCCCGTTGGGACAAGAATTCGCTACTCTTGTCCCTTTTTTATTTAAATTATTTTAACAAATCCGTATATTTATAGAGATATAAAATCAAAATGGGAAAAAAAATCAAAATCACAGAAGAACAATTAAAGAAAATAATTGCGTCTAAACAAGTAAACGAACAATCTGCTGGTGCAGTTGGTGTTGAAAATGGTATGGATGTTGCTAGCGAAACAGAAAGAATGATTGATAGTTTTGTTAGTCAATATAAGGATTTGGTTGCGGGTTCAGAATTCGATAGTGAAGAGGCTCTATTAAATGCTTGTGACATATTAAAAAATAAGTTATGTAGTAATAATGAACCGGTGGATTACACTATGGGTAGTGATGATGAAAACATGATGCCAAACCCACCTTCAGAAATTGAAATGAACGAGTCGGTAATCAAAATAAAATCCGAATTTAATAGATTTTTATAATGGCGGATAGTTTAATGAAGCAATTTGGTGGGATTAGTAAGTTACTAACTTATATGTTGAATAACCCAACCGTTAAGGAAAGGGAATTTGTTATTAACATATTAAAAACCGACGATTCTTTTTCACCTGAAGTTGTTGATTTAATTTTAGGGGAATTAACCGATAAGACAGAATACCCAAAAGATGACGATTTAAGATTTCAATACAGTCTAAACGAATCTATTAAAAAAGAATTTAATAGATTTATTAAATAAATTTAAAACCCTCAACTATGAGGGTTTTTTTATGTCTATGGAAAAACACGAATGTCAATTTATTGGATGTCACAGAGATGTGGATTTTAAAGAAACATATAAGGTATTAGACCATGACCTCAAAATGTACTCGTTCACAACTTACCTATGCAATAAACATTATAGAGAAATTTATAATTTTAAAGAAAAGATTACAGGTGACTTTTCCGTGTTCTTTAAGGAGAATATAGAGAAATGTTATCACGTATAGTATTTATACTATATGAAAATAATATTAACAGAAAATCAATACAAATCTATCATTCTTGAGGAGACGAATGGTATCGACTCGTTTATTGATGAGTTATTGACCGCTTACCCAAGATTGGAGTCTCACATTGATTTAGTTAAGAAATTCATAGAAGATTCAAATTGTCAAGATATTGAATTTGGTACTTTTAAATTACCAGCCGCGGGTATATCATTACACAATAAAGTCGTTATTAATAAAAAGGTATTACAATATACATTAGAAAATACCCTATTTGTTATTTTCCACGAAGTGGCTCATCAATACCAATATAAGAAATATGGTTCAAGTATGATGCACAGATTTTATGTTGGGGAGGTTGACATGGATGAGGCGGTTAGATTTTTAAAATATACAGAAAATGTTGCGGATCAATTTGGGTTGAGAAAGTGTAGGGAATTTGTTAAATTAGGTTTATTAACCAAAGAATACATACCTAAAATGGGGGGATATGACAACTATAGTGATATGATGTTTGTTAACTATCTTAACACTCTTAGAAATAGGATAAAAGAAAGTGGTGAGACAGATGATGAAAAAATAAGTGAATCTCTTTATAACTGGGCTATCGTAAAATTATAACATGAAAATAGTATTAACCGAATCACAATTAAAGTACATTATTGAATCAGAAAAAAACGGAGTCGTACATTGTGATGGTTGTGGATGGGAATGGAAGAAATCTGAGGGTGGTAAAGACCCATATACTTGTCATAAGTGTGGACATGACAATGAAAAATTGAATGAGGATGACGGAGAAAGAAAGGATGTTTATAGTTCATTGACCGATAAACAAATTAAAAGTATTGACGATTTAAATAAGGACGCAAAATTCTTAAAATGTAAGGCGTGTAGAAAATTATATACCCAAACAACATACAAAAAGAAAAAATCACTACCCATTTGTCCTTGGTGTGGAAAACATAATTAAAAATAATTTTTTGGTATATTGAAAAATATCATTACTTTTGTTAGAAATATACTAAAAAATACCAATTATGAAAAAAGTATTAGGATTACTAATCATAGTGTTGTTAGTCATATCTTGTACAACAACGAGAAACCAAACCTATTCTTGGGGAGGTAAACAGGTTTCCAAAAGACAATATGATTTATTACTTTACAAATATACGGTGGATTTTGTAAACAACTACCCTAAAAAAGATGACCTCAAAACTTTTGAAAATCTTGAGGTCATTTATGATACTATTGGGAAAAAATAATTATTACTTCTTTATTTGATTGGATTACCACACAAATCGGTAGTCAAAAGAACGGTTTCAGTTGTTGAGCCCCTCTTCATACCTATATTTGGTTCACCGTCAAATAAAGATTTTTCCGATTTTCTACTATTGATTGTAACCCAAGGTGTATCCGCGTGTGTCCCAGTGGTATAAAATATTTTGTACTCCCCTTCTTTTGTAACTAGTGGTACAATTGATAATACTATTTTATCCGAAGGTGCGTTATCAATAATACTTTTAGCCTTTGCTCCATCCAAAATAAATGTTTGAGACCTGTTACCACCGCTTTTACCATCGGTTTTTCTACCGTACTCCTTAAAGGAATTATTAACTTTATCCAATACCTCTATAAATGGTTCAATTGTCTCATACCCAAGTTGGGATGCTCGTAATCTCATAGATTGAGGCCACGCTATTGTAGGTTCCTCGGGAATCATTTTTTTTCTGTCTCTTTCTTTGTAAACACCAGAACTCAAAAGTCTTTCAAATTCTTTAACTGATTTTTGATGTGACTCTTGTTTCTTTTTGTACATATTTCTAGCATAATCAACTCCCATATCTAAAGATGAATTATTTAAATTCACAATACCTAACCTAACACCATTCATTCTAATTTCAAAAATTGCCTCATCACATTCGTGACTAGATTTGTTTTTACCTTGGTAATAACCAATAGTAATTTCAAGGCCTACAAGACATTCGTAATCTTTTTTTGCTGAAATAATTGCTCTAACAAATTGCTCTTTTTGATATAAATCTTTTTTTGTTTGTAAATCTGTTGTTCCCGCTTTATATGGAGTTGTACCTATTTTAGTAATTGGTGCCGGTATTTCTGGCATCTTATCAATTGCTCCATTAGTTACTAATCCTTGAAAATATTGAGTTAGAAAATTAACCATTGATTCACCTCTTCTTTGAGATAGGACACCTGGTTGTAATTTTGGTTTAGACGAGTCTTCGTTATCTACGTTTGTTACTTGACTCTCTCCCGCCTCAATTTGAATTGTAACAGCACTTCCTTTGTTTTTATTGATAAAATCAGTTACTCCCATTAATTTTTGTATAATTGGACCTGATTGTTGTGATGTTAATTTCCACATACCCATAGACCAAACTGCATCAAAATTAACAGTTAACGCTTCTGCCCTAACCTCATTTTGTTCAGATATGATTCTATCTATAACGTTCTTTACCTGTGATTCTAATAAGATTACTGTCTTCATTAAAGTTTCTCTTTTATATAAATACTTAATAAAGGATAAGTAGTATTTATAATTAAATAAAGACTTTAAACACAAAACATATTATGTTACTAAAATTAGGATCTGAAGGAGAAGATGTAAAAAAACTCCAAGTTAAATTGGGTGTTGACCCAATAGGTAAATTTGGACCAAAAACAGAAGCAGCGGTTAAAACGTGGCAATCTGCTAATGGTTTAACTGCAGATGGTATTGTTGGTGATGGCACTTGGGGTAAGTTATTCTCTGAAGGTGTTGTAAGCGCTCCAACAATTATAACTGAACCAGCACCTGTTGCTTCAGTTGGTGGGTTAAAATTAGAAAAACTAAAGGGTCATATTCCTGATGCGGTTATTCGTCAAATTCCCGACACGGCCGCTAAATTTCAAATTAATACACCGTTAAGATTAGCACACTTCTTGGCACAATGTGGTCATGAATCAGGAGGGTTTAGAGCCACAAAAGAAAATTTAAATTATTCAGCTAAGGGATTAGTGGGTACGTTTAAAAAGTATTTCCCAAATGAAGCGGCAGCAAAACCATACGAAAGACAACCTACTAAAATTGCAAATAAAGTTTACGGAAATAGAATGGGTAATGGTCCCGAATCTTCAGGTGAAGGTGCAAAATTCTGTGGACGTGGATATATCCAATTAACTGGTAAGGAAAACTACACTGCGTTTGGTAAATCAATTAATGAAGATATCCTATCAAATCCTGACAAGGTTGCATCAGATTATGCATTATTATCAGCGGCTTGGTTCTTCTCAAAGAACGGTCTTCATAAAATGGCTGACGGCGGAGCAACTGATGCCGTTGTTACTTCAATTACAAAAAGAGTAAATGGAGGTACGATTGGATTAGCGGATAGAATTAAACACTTTAAAGAATATTATTCATTATTATCATAAATAAAAAAGGGACTTAAAGTCCCTTTTTTTATATCTCTTCTTGACCATCCTGTTCAGGTTCTTGTGGTACCTGAGGATTTGGTTGTTGTACTTTTTCTTTTTTCTTCTTAGGAGGCAACCCGTGTTGAATATCACCATATTTCCCACCTTCGTAACCAACCATAGTAGGTACTCTTTTTCCTTCGATTACAGTTAACCTATGAGATAAATCTTCTTCCCACATTTGTTTACTAACTAAATAACCTAACGCTTCACCACCGTCAGATAATGTTGGGTTATCGATTATTACGTAGAAAGCATCTCCATTATCTGCAGAATAAGATTTAACGGCATATCTTTTACCTTGCTCATCTTCAGTTCTCATCATTTTTTCTTCAGAGAATCTGTCATTATATTCTATTTTAGTTGTACCATCCATTACCCATTCAAATGAACTGATATGATAGATACCAAATAAATGAGAAGACTTGCTTTGATAAATTCTATAATTGTCGTCTTTTTGTCCTTTTCTAACAAGAATATAATCTTTTTGCATAAAATCATTAACGAGGTATTCAATACCAGGTTTTCCGATTTGTTTTAATTTTCTATCTAATTTTTCACGATATGGAAAATCGGGAGGACTTGTTTTTAATATTGCAGTTAATAACTTACTATTTGAAATTCTTGATGTTGCATCGTGTAATTGCATCATCGTAATGTAAGTTGTTTTTAATTCAGGAGTCATCGCATTCCAAGAATCAACTTCTTTAATTTTACCTCCGATACTAATGTACTCTGTCATTCTTTGTGGTGTCTGTGCTGAGAATTCATTTGGATCACCAGGAGTTTCATTAATCATATCCGTAACTTTTGCGGATTCTAATTCATCTTGAGATAATGCCCTCCATTCAAATTTTTCCCTTTCTCCATCCAATTGAGGCCAAGTACTAACAATAAAATCCCAACTTTTGGTTTCGTCCCCGTCATTAAACATTGAACTTACAGTATAAGAACCATAGTTGTTTATTTGGATTGCAGCCATATGAAATCTTGCTTCATTGACATCATCACTTAAATAATTTCTGTTATCATCAATAAGGAAATAGAATGTTTTCTTATCACTTCTTCTATAATATCCATACTGATTGGTACCGTTACCGTATAGATAGTTACCTTCATCATCCGTTATTTTTACATCACCTCTCCACGTAACACACCACGGTGAATTTATTCTACCGTTTCTTCTAAATTTCATGTATTGTTGTCTATGTAAAGATTGGTAATAATATCCCATTCTTTTTGCGTGAGTTTCACTCAATACTTTATAGACTCTTACACCACCTTTATTTATAACACAATTTTCATCGCTAAACCACATTGGTTTCGATGTTTCAATTTTAAGCTCATTTGGTTGATTGCCGTCCGATGCAAATATGGCATCAAGTCTAGCTTTTTCATCCTCAACATCGTTTTCCTTATCTTCACCACCCATTTCAAATTTTCCAAATTCAACTAAAAATGAAACAAGGTCCGCAAATTTAAAAACTTGAATTTGTTTTAAATCGTTTAATGAATATTTTTGTTTATCTGGAAATCTACCGTCGTGTCTTTTTAAGAATCTTAAAACACCGGAATTTTCAATAGAAATTTGATTTTTAATATTGTTGTGTCTATTAAAAACTTTTTCTCCTTGATCGTCTGTTAATTGGGGCATTTCAGTTCTCCATTTAACCATTAGTTCGTTGAAAAAGGTTTTTTGATTTGCTTTTATCTCCTCAAAAACCATATCAAATATTAAATCATTAATCTTCATAGTATATAAATATCCTATAAATATCTTTTTTTAGTGTTAAAATCAAGACTTTTATTGGGTTAATTGAGATTCCGATTTAATATATGTTTGTTTTAAATTATCCAACTCATCTAAAATAGATTTACACATTTTTTCAATCATTAATATTTTCATGAAATTATCCGCGTTAGACTTGTCAAACTCAGAATTGTAGTTATTTAAAAGAACCATTTTCATGAGATTGTCATTCTCCGATTTTAATGTTCTTTCCTTTTTTCTTTGGAAATACTTCTTAGAATTTTCACGTGTACAATCAATACAGTAGTTACTGTGACCATCTAAAACTAACTTGTTTTTGTAAAAATTGTCAATTGTTTTGGTTGTCTTACAACCCGAACATTTCTTTTCGTCCATCTTTTTATTGGTTTATTTATGATGCAAAAGTATGTATATTAAAAAAGATTACCAAATATTCTAAAAAATATTTGTGTATAACTAAAATTACGTTATATGGGAGACCCAATACTAAAAATAGGTTATTATTCAATTTATCAAATAAAGACCACTAGAGGGGTAAAATATAAAGTTGATAGTGGTAAGACCATATACATTGAAAGGTTTAAAAAACACATCGTAAATCCGTATAGAGACACTAAGGAGTTTACTTCTCTTGAGAAGGCTAAAGAATATATAGGTCTTAAATTGGTAAAAAGGGGTCAGGACAAAAAGAAAAAACTAGCAAAATTACCAAAATCATTATATCTCGTATTAATAAAAGAAGAATCTACAGGTAAAACATTTGTTAAGGTTGGTATAACATCTAAAAGATTCATAATGAGACGTTTTAGTAAAGCGTATGGGTATGAGGGATATATTGTTGAGTCGATATTAAGAAGGATTGAAACACCAAATGCAGAAAAATTAGAAAGTGATATTAAAGAAAAACTTAATAAAAAAAGGTCTGTAAAAAAATACAGACCAATTTTAGAATCTTTTTCAGGGTATTCCGAGTGTTTTAATATCTTAGGTTTGGAGGATATTATTAAAATTTTCGATGAAACTGTTAGTAAACAGACTTAGGTTCACCCTTTATACCAAGTAAATTATATAACCAATCACCCATTTTATCCATAAGTGGTTTATTTTTTTGAATTTTACTTTTCCATAACTCAAAGTCCTTTTTATATTTCTCATGCATGGTTTCAATACAGTCCATCATATGACCTGTCTCAGGACACCCAATTGATTTTTGATATTTCTTTATTTTTTCAGTTAAATCTTTTCCCGATATACCTTTCATGTTTAAGAATTCTTCTGAACCACGATTAATAGCGGTCCTTCTATCGAACTCATAGGTACCAGGTTGTTCCTGTATGGTTTTATCGATTATTTTTTTAATTTGGCTTTCTGTGAATATATATTTTTTCATATTACTTCGTTCTTATTGTTTTTTTATGTAACGTTTCGTTTTCTTTCGTTAAGTACTCAACTTTAACAGTTAAAGCAGCAACCTCTCTGGTTAATGTCAACACCATTTGACGTAAATCGTCCTTTTCTTTTGATGCCGATTCTAATAGACCTTCTAACTTAGAAATTCTATCTTTACAGTCGTTACGAATGAAATCGTCGTCTCTTTCTTTATGTAACGCTCGCTTTTCGTAAAATCTCCACGCTCCCGTTCCACCTAAAACCGTGATTGCTGTTATTAATACAGTATAAGCATTTTCCATATTGTATAAATAGTGTAATACAAAATAAAAATTTAAACTTTTTTAGGTTAATCGACCCCGAATCACAAATTAATTTTTACCTGACAAATAGACATTAGAAATTTAGGTATTTTGTTGTTGGGTTTCTTATTTATTTGTGTATGCGAAAATTAGATGTCACATGTAAATCACTTCTTTATCTAACTTTTTTTTCGTATATTATTCAAAACAATAAATTTTTAAACAAAAAACGAATGAAAAAAACAATTCTAAGTTTACTACTTTTACTAGTAGTAGGGGTTTCTGGGTTCGCTCAAGTAACAACCTCAACGATTTCGGGTATCGTAAAAACCGAAAAGGGTGAAATATTGCCAGGTGCTACCGTTCAAGTGGTACACGTACCTACAGGAACAAAGTATGGTGCAAGTACAAATTTGTCCGGTAAATATGTGGTTCCAGCTGTGAGAGTAGGTGGGCCATATAAAGTAATAGTATCGTTTGTTGGTTTTAATCAAAACGAACAATCAGATATTAACACATCTCTTGGTGTTACAACAAATGTTGATGTTGTGTTATCAGAGTCAAGCACATCATTAAAAGAGGTTGTAGTGACAGGTGGGGGTAGAAATAGTACCTTCTCAAAAGAAAGAACGGGAGCGTCACAACAATTCAGTAGACGAGAACTACAATCTATCCCAATTACGGGAGCAAGAACTATCGATGGTATTACAAAATACAATCCATTTGGTAATGGTTCTTCATTCGGAGCTCAGGATTCTCGTTTGAATAATTTTACAATCGACGGTTCCCAATTTAACAACAACTTTGGTTTAGGTTCATCAGCACAAGCAGGTGGTAGAACAGGGGCTTCCGCCATATCGTTAGACGCGATTGAGCAATTGCAAGTGAACGTAGCACCATTTGACATTCGTCAAAGTGGTTTTGTTGGTGCCGGCATCAACGCAGTAACAAGAAGTGGTACAAACGAAATTGAAGGTTCGGTATATCAAACACAAAGAGACAATAGTTCTCGTTATGTTGGTGATAATGCTAGAGGAACAAAAGTAACATCATCTAAATTTGATGAGAAGGTACAAGGTTTCCGTTTAGGAGCACCAATCATTAAGAACAAATTATTTATCTTTGGTAACTATGAATCAATTTCGAGAACTGAACCAGGTACAACCTGGATTTCAACAGGTTCTCCATTGACAGGTTCACAAGTAAGTAGACCAACTTTCCAACAATTGACTGACCTTTCTAAATTTATGAAAGATAAGTTCAATTATGAAACAGGTCCATTTGAAGGTTATTCTAACACAAACACATCTAATAAATTCTTAGTTCGTGTTGATTGGAATATTAACGATAAGAACAAATTAACTGCTCGTTATGTATACCATAATTCTGAAGCACAAATTGGTATTTCAAATTCACAATCTGCAGGTTTTGGTAATAGAACCCAAAATATCAACGCAATGTCTTTCCAAAATAGTGGTTATACTATCCAAGATAATACACGTTCATTGGTCTTGGAGTTAAACTCTAAATTTTCAAACACTTTACATAATAACTTAATCGTTTCTTATGATAAACAAATTGAGAATAGAGGATATATGTCCCAAATGTTCCCAACGATTGACATTAAAGAAGGTTCAACAACATTAACATCTGTTGGTTTTGATCCATTCACTCCAGGTAATAAGTTAGATTACAATACATTTAACATTACAAACAACTTAACAAAGTATATGGATAAACATACTTTAGTGGGTGGTTTCAACTTTCAAATGTACCAATCAAATAACTTATTCTTTCCAGCATCTAATGGTGTTTACATCTTCAATAGTTTAGCCGATTTTTATACTGCAGCTAATCAATCATTAGCAAATGGTGGTAAACCATCGGCTTTCGTACCGGCTCGTTTCCAATTCCGTTATTCGGCATTACCCGGAGCAATTGAACCAATGCAAACTCTTAAATCCAACAGATTAGATTTGTATTTACAAGATGAATATAATGCAACTAAAGATTTAGTTTTAACATTTGGTATTAGAGCGAATATCGTTGGATTTGATAATACAGCATTAGAAAACCCAACAATTACCGCAATGACTTTTGCAAATGGTGAGAAATTTAATACAGGTGTAATGCCAAAAACACAAGTTCTATTTGAACCACGTTTAGGTTTCAATTGGGATGTTAAAGGTGAAAAGAAAACACAAGTACGAGGTGGAACAGGTGTATTCACGGGCCGTCCTCCATATGTGTTCTTGTCTAACCAAATTGGTAATAATGGTGTGTTAACAGGATTTATTGATGTTAGTGGTGCTGCCGCCGCACAATACGGATTCACCGCCGACCCTAACAAATACTTTATCCCATCAACCCCAACATTACCATCAACATTTGATTTAGCATTAACAGACCCTAACTACAAATTCCCACAAGTTTGGAAAACCAATTTGGCAGTAGACCAAAAGTTACCATTCTTTGGATTAGTAGCAAGTGCTGAATATCTTTATAACAAAACACTTAACGCGGTTCATTACTACGAAGCTAATTTAAGAAATCCAGTTGGAACTTTAGGTGGTGTTGATAACAGACCTCGTTTCGGTGGTACTGACGCAACTGTGAGAGTAAATAACAATGTAAGTAGAGCTGCCGTTCTTACAACAAGAGATGGTGCTTATCACGAATCATTAACTTTGAAATTAGAAAAACCAGTACAAAAAGGATTGTGGGGTTCAATTGCGTGGACCACTGCGAATTCAAAAGACTACATGAGTGCGGGTTCAATTGCAAGTGGTTCTTGGCAATCTGCATTGTCAGTTAATGGTAATAACGATTTAGGTTTATCATTCGCAGATGCGTTTGTTAAAAATAGATTTGTTGGTTTATTAGGTTACAGAATTGATTACGGTAAAGGTTTAGGTGGGGCAACTACATTTACTTTAGGTTATGTAGGTCAACAATCTAATCCGTTCTCATACATCGCGGCAGGTGACTTAAACGGTGATAGAGTAAACAATAACGATTTAATCTTTGTACCTAACAAAGGTTCAGATATTAAATTTGCAAGTTTAACTGCTGGAGGTAAAACATTTACTGAATCGGAACAACAAGCGGCGTTCGACGCGTTTATTGAACAAGACGAATACTTGTCAACTCGTAGAGGTCAATATGCAGAAAGAAATGGTGGATTATTACCATATCTACATAGACTTGATTTCTCAGTTGCACAAGATGTGTTTGTTAAAATCGGAGGTAAAAGAAACTCATTCCAAATTAGAATGGATATTCTTAACTTCACAAATATGTTGAATAACGATTGGGGGGTTTCTCAAAGAGCAACTGCACCTCAATTATTAAACTTTGTAAGCAGAGATGCGGTTACAAATGTTCCAACATATAGATTAGCAACTCAAAGATTGACAGATGGTTCTACTATTTTAGCTAGAGATTCTTATCAATACAATTCATCAGTATTTGATGTGTGGAGTGCTCAATTAGGTATCCGATATATCTTCGGTAGATAATACCAAAAATAAATTAGAAGGGAGATTATTTTATAGTCTCCCTTTTTTTATGTATATTATTGAATATGGATAGTTTAATCATAAATTTCTTTGGTGGTCCTGGTATAGGTAAATCCACACAATCGGCAGGTTTATTTACAGAAATGAAGAAACATCACATGGATGTTGAATTAACCTACGAATTCCCTAAAATTGTTGCGTGGGAGGAAAATTACTCTGCAGTAAAAGACCAATTCTATATTACAGCAAACCAACACCGAAATATTAGTAGATTATACGGTAAAGTCAAATACATTATTGTTGACTCACCAATCATTTTAGGAATGGTCTATAAGGATAGGTACAGTAAAGAACCCGAATATCCTGCAATGTTCTATGACGAATCATTTGATAATTTCGTTATAAATTTATTTAAAAAATACAACAGTTTGAACATACTGTTAACAAGAAACGATGATACGTATGACGAAAACGGTAGATTTCAAAATCTACAGGAATCTAAAGATATTGATAATGACATTAAAGAAAAATTATTATCTAATAATTTACCTTTTGTTGAATTTTCTGTTGATACTAATACTCCTTTGGACATATTTAACTATATAACACAGTTATAATATGAAAAAAATTTTATTTTTATTTGGACTTATTCTAATTAGTTTAAGTTCATTTTCACAAGAGGATGTAAGGGTTAAAAATCAAGTATTTGAAGTTCTCTATTCTCAAAAATTGGAGTCTCCTTTATGGTTAAAGTATCGTTCAATTAATAGACCTACAAACGTCAATAGAGGTGCAATGGACTTCTACACTGAAAAGAACATTCACACATCAGATGCGAATGATTATGTTAAAAACATATATGATAAAGGGCATTTGGCTCCCGCAGCTTCATTCTCTGACAATATGGAAAACCTTAAGCAGACATTTTCATATTTGAATTGTATGTTACAAGATCAGTACATGAATAGAGGTGAATGGAGATTACTTGAGGAACAGGAAAGAAAATGGGACGACAACGAAAATTTAACAATTATAATTAAGGTATTTTTCGATAAACCAGTAAAGAGACTACCGACAAATGCTGCAATACCTTCACATATGCAAAAACACATATATTTTGAAAAACAAAATGTGTGGAAATGCTTTGTTTTTTTAAATGAAAAGCCTAAATTTAAATGGGATGAGCTTGAGATGGTATGTCCACCTAGTGATCACAAGTAAATTATGTTAAACAAAGAATTAGTAAACTATCAAGATAAACTATATTGGGTTTATAGAAGAATTAAACATTCACAAGTAAAGGAAGGTTCAGTTAATGATTTAAAGGAATTTTGGTATTGTGATATGGTAGTAAGAAATAGAAATCAACAAGACGATATTTTATTGTTTTTAAGGGAGATTGAAGAGGCTAAAATAGTTTCTTAATTTCTTTTAAACATAATTTAGTATACCTATCTTCATTTCTTTTCGCTTGTCTTTCCATCGGATTATGGGAATAATATCTTGATAATTCATATTCCCTATATTTTCTACGAACTTGCAAATAATGCGTGTACTCATGGATTACGGTCGCAACTAAATCGTATATTGTATTATTATTTGGTAGATAGATTATAATTTCATTTCGATAAAAACAATAATTACCAAAAATATCAAAATTATCCATTTTACGTTTTCTTTCACTAAATCTAAACAATAATTTACGTTTTTTTCTATCACATAGGCCAAAATACGATTCACACCACTTTAAAGCTAGTGTGGCGTAACGTTTTTTGGATTCTATGTCAATAGTTCTAGCCATTATTTTGGTTATCGGTTTTTATCGTTCTTTTTGTCCTTTTAGGTGGTTTAACAAAATCGTTAATTGCATCAAAATTGTTAGAAATGTCTTTTAAAACTGCAGCAAATTCGTAATTTTCATTGTCTTCATGTTTTTTCCACAAAACAGTAAGAAAACTTTTTAATTCCATGTCAGTTAATTGTGCTCTGGATTTTACGGAATTTTTCATTAATTTAAAAACCATATAAAGTACTGACATTTTTTTTTCTTGGGGTAATGAGAAGTAATTCTCAATGGTAACGTTAGATAAAATATTGTTACTCACAGTTTCCAAGAATTGGATAAAAGATGGATGATTTACGTTTACTTTCATTATTATTTCGTTTTTAAATAAATAGTAGATGGTTTATTATAATAAATAAAAAAAGGGGGTAAAACTAAAATTTTACCCCCTTTTTTTGAATGGTAAAAAATTAAATTATTTGGCCCATTTACCTCTAACAACAATTTGAGCAATTATGTTATATACCGATAAATCTTGATATGTATCCTCAATAGCCTCACCGACTGTATCTGGCTTACCTAATAACACCAATTGTTTCAATCTCTGAATCTTATCATTCATTCTGAACCAAAGTCCTGTTTGAGATAATTTAATCTCGTCAGGGGTCTCTAAACGAGTCCCTACGGATATATTATCGGGTCCATAGTTAAGTTGTTTCCTGCAAAAGGTTTCGTACTGTTCTTTTAGAATCTTTTTAAATTCTGCAGTTGTTTCTGGGTACTTTTCCTCACATAATTTGATTGGGGAAAGTTGTGGAGTGGTATCTTCTGACATATTTTTGTGTTTTTTATTAATATAATGAATTTTATTTGTAATACAAAATATTTATATAAAAAACACATATCATGGCATCAGACGCATATAAAGAAATGCAATCATCGAACGACAAACCAAGCTCAAGTCAACCAAAACATAAGCAATTGATAAAAATGTTAACATTTAGAGTTGTTCCTGCTTATTATAAGGAGATTGAGAAAGTTGCAAATAACCAAGAAGTAACTGTATCTAAATTAATTAGAAATTACATTAAAGAAGGTATGAAAAGAGATGGTGAATTAACGGATAGAGAAGAAAAAGACTTTGGTTTAGAATAATATATGGAAAAAAACATCATATCAGAAAATTTAGTCAAAGAGGCGGTTGATAAGGTCTTATTTGAGCAAATGTCAAAAGTATCTAGACAGGATTTTAGTAGAGTGCAGTTTAAAATAGAAGAATTACAAAATTCTTTAGGTGAAACAGTAAAAGAATTGAGAAAGTTGGAGGATTCCATACCTTCTGGCTTAAAAAGCACGTCAAATGCGAGAATTTCGGGAATAACTGTTAGTTTATCTAATGCTCAAAAATTGTTAACCCAACTTAAAGACAAAGTTAGACAGTATAAAAAGTCTATATACTCCCAATCTTTGGACGAGAAGAAAAAATAAGAGTTATTTTAGTTTTTCATCATTTTTTAACACTTTTTTACCTTTTTCAGTTAAGAAAAACATCTCTTCGGTGTTATCGTCTTCGTATGAATTTACTAAACCTTTTGTTTTTAGTTCATTTAGTATTGTACCCGCCACAATTTCACGTAAAAGAGTTTCAAACTCATCTTCACTAAAAATTTCATCTTCAGTAAGGTCAGTATCACCATTTATGAACTTTTCGGTTAACATGTCGGATATGTGATTTTTAGCAAAATCCGTAACTTCAATTTCATAATCGAAAAAGAAATTAGTTTCCACCAAAGTTTCAATGATTTCTTTTGTTCTTTCAATAACAATAGGTTGGTATATTTTTGACATGATATATGTTTGATTTTTATTAAAAATATATGTAAAAAACACCAATAAAAAAAATTATTTAGTTGAAAGTATCCACATTTTTTTATATATTATCGTATAATTAAAATATAATGGGTAACAACAAAATTTTCATTCAAATTGCATCTTATCGAGATCCGCAATTAGTACCAACAATAAAAGACTGTATAAAAAACGCAAAAAAACCGGAAAATTTAGTTTTTTCAATTGCTTGGCAAAGGTCAAAAGAAGACGAATGGGACAATTTAGATGAATTTTCAAATGACGAGAGATTCAAAATAATTGACATTAATTACGAAGATTCTAAAGGAGCTTGTTGGGCGAGGAATCAATTACAACAACAATATAACGGAGAAGAATACACAATTCAATTAGACTCTCACCATAGATTTGCTGAGAATTGGGATGATGATTGTATAAAAATGATTAAACAACTACAAAAGAAGGGACATAAGAAACCATTGTTAACCGGTTACGTTTCATCTTTTGATCCCGATAACGATCCCGCCGGTAGAATACAACAACCTTGGAAAATGAATTTCGATAGATTCATTCCAGAAGGTGCTGTGTTTTTCTTACCAGCAACAATTGACGATTATAAAGAAAGAACTGAACCTATACCTGCTAGATTTTATTCGGCACATTTTTGTTTTACTTTAGGTTCTTTTGTTAAAGAAGTTCCACACGACCCTGAATATTATTTTCATGGAGAAGAAATTTCAATTGCAGTGAGAGCGTATACATGGGGTTATGATTTATTTCATCCTCACAAAACCGTTGTATGGCATGAGTATACTCGTAAAGGTAGAAAAAAACAGTGGGATGATGACAAACAGTGGGTTACCAAAAATGTAAGTTGTCATAAAAGAAATAGAAAATTATTTGAGATGGATGGTGAGGTGAAAGATATTGATTTTGGGGTTTACGATTTTGGTAAAGAAAGAACTTTAGAGGATTATGAAAGATACGCTGGTGTCTCATTTAAAAAACGTGCGGTTCAAAAATATACGGTTGATAATAATTTAGCACCTAATCCACCCTTATATGGTGATGAATTTAATAGTTCATTCTTATCAATTTTTAAACATTGTATAGATGTTACCTTCGATAGGGTGCCTGAAAATGACTATGATTTTTGGGTTGTTGCCTTTCATGATGAAAAAGATGAAACTCTTTTTAGAAAAGATGCCGACAAGGAAGAAATACGAAGATTAAAAAGTGACCCTGATGGATACTGTAAAATTTGGAGGGAATTCACGGTTGAAACAAAACCAAAATATTGGGTTGTTTGGCCACATAGTGAATCTAAAGGGTGGTCAGAAAGAATAATAGGAGATTTATAATATGGTAAATTTATTTGAAAATATTAATAATGAAATTTTAGATTCTATTGACATGTCTATGTTTGAATTTATTAAAAATGATGAGTATCAAAAATATTATACTGATAAATCTAAAATAGAACATTATAGATTATTGACACACTTATCAAATCAGTTTAATAATGAGATTTTTTTAGACATTGGGACACTTAAGGGGTGTTCGGCATTAGCATTATCAACAAATAAAACTAACACTGTACATTCTTTTAATTTAGTCGAGCAAAGGGAATTATCAGAAGGGTTAAATAATATTAACTTTTATATTGATAATGTGATTAATGGGAAATATGATGATTTAATTTTAAAATCAAAATTGATTTTATTAGACACGTTCCACGACGGTTCATTTGAAATGATGTTCTATAATTACATTAAAAATTTAGGATATGTAGGAACACTCATATTGGACGATATATATTTAAATAATGATATGATAAATTTTTGGAATCAAATTGATGATGACAAAATCGATGTGACAAATATCGGACACTCAACAGGCACAGGGGTTGTATTTTTAAAATAAATCTTATGATAAAAAATTGGGATTATGTTGGACTTGAATCTAAACAAGATGAGATAAAGAAACATATAAAAGATAATAACTATAAAACGATTGATATTGGTGCAAGTGCTCGTTATTGGTCGTATCCTGAATGTAAAATTGTTGCTGACGCTTATCCAATAAATAAAGAGGATGTTTTGTTTTTTGATTTAAATATTGAAGATAAAAATAGTTGGGATAAAATACTACAATATGTGGAGGAAAACGGTAAATTCGATTTTTCAATTTGTTCACACACACTGGAAGATGTTTTTAATCCAATTGAATTTGCTGTAATGTTAGAAAAAGTTTCACATAGGGGTTATATTGCAATTCCATCAAAATATAACGAATTTACCAAATTATATTCAAATCTTTATAGGGGAGACGCTCACCATAAACAATTCTTTGATGTTGTTGATGACATGTTAGTGATTTACCCAAAATTTTCTTGGATTGAGGCCGATGAAAGAAGTGATAAGATATTAGAAAATAGATTGGGGAATGAACTTATCGTAATGTGGGAAGAAACTATTCCAATGAGGGTGTTTGCCAATGGTAAACCATTTTTAGGTGATGATTCACTAATAAACGCATATTATAATGAATTATTAGTAAATAGAAAATAATGAATAAAAAATATAGTATTGTAATAACTACTTTTTCTAAAAGATTCGATTTAGTTACAAATTTAATAACTCAAATTAGAGAAGTAACCACAAACCCAATCATATTAACTATAAATGGAGAAATGAATGGGGAGTTTAATGAAGAGTATAGAAAAAATATATTAAATTTTTGTGTGAAATTTGATTCAATATATCCAATTTTTTTTACCGAAATAAGGTCATTATCAAAACTATGGAATCTTGGTACAATCAATTCTAACTTAGACGATGTTTTAATATTAAACGATGATATTATAATTTTAGACAATAATTTTTTTACTAAATGTGATGACATATTAAATGAAGATGTGAATATAGTTTTATTTAATAATAGTTTTTCGCATTTTTTTGTTAACAAGAATTTTTTAGACAAAATAGGATATTTTGATGAACATTTATTGGGATTTGGTTGGGAGGATACCGATATGTGGATGAGATTTAAGGAGTTAACAGGAGAAACAATAAAAAACGTAGATACCATATCAATTCATAATGAATCTTCAGATTTAATATATGATGATATTAAAACCACTTGGGGAAAATATTCGTTATATAATTATGAATATATAAAAACAAAATATAGTAATGGAAATGCCGATAGGTATATGTGTGGTAAAAAATTAAAAGAAGATATTAATCCGTACCCAACGGAATCGTATTTTTTAGATAACAAACATTTAATTTTCAATAATGAAAATAATTAAAACAACATTTTAATGAAACAAACAATAAAAGTATCGAGAAGCGGATTTCCTGGTGTTGGTAATTTTTCGTGGATGAATTATTTCGTTGGGGTATTGTCATTAAAATATGACGTTATTGTAACCTCAGAAAATCCTAACATTGTATTTTACAGTAATTTACACTACAATCAAGATGAATATGATTATTACACAAAACAAAAAATTAAAGGGTTACACGAATATGGCGACAATGTAAAGAAGGTATTCATAAGTGGTGAAGCGAATCCAGGTTATCACGGGAGATTATCGAATAATCACTATTGCTTAGGTTATGAACACATCAATCACGAAAATTATCTGAGGTTTCCAACATATGTGTTAGACGCATTTGTGTTACATAACGAAGGGGGTCTTTTTGACACTCCATTTGGTTGGTTAACCTCAAAAAGAGATGTAGATTCAATAATAACAAAGAAAAAACATTTTTGTTCAGTTGTGCAATCAAGTGTCAATAATGATAGAGGATTACTATATGATGAAATAATTAAAAAACATTATATTAAATCTTCAGGTCCTTGGAGAGCAACTGTAGGGTCGGATGAGGCATTAAATTATCACAAATATCACAACTATTCAAATCCAGATTATATGGGTAAGATTGATGGTTTAGTTTATAGAGATAAAGTTAAATTTTTTGAGGATTCTCATTTTAATATTGCATTTCAATATACAAATACTATAGATTTAACACAGGAAAAAATTATTCATTCTTATGCTGGAGATTCGATACCGGTTTTTTACGGTAACTCAAATATATTAAAAGAAGGGTTTAATCCAAATGCCATTGTGAATGGTCACGATTTTGAATCTTTTTCGGATGTTGCAAATTTTATGGATGAAGTCTATAATGATAAAAATAAACTTAAAGAAATGTATTCTGAACCATTCTTTGTAAACAATGAATTACCGGTTTATTTTAACAAAGAATATCTACTCTCTTTTTTTGAAAAAATAATAAATGACTAAAGGAAAAATATCGTTCTCACTTTATGGTCACCATAACAAGTATAATGTGGGGGCAATTAAAAATTTTGATTTATGTAAAAAGTATCTACCTGATTGGGAGGTTCATTTTTTTGCACATACTCATATAACAAACATGGAGTTAATGAGGAAATTAGAATCTGAGGGAGCGGTGATTAATGTTACTGATGGTGTTAATGTATCAAATAGGGAATCTACATCATTCCCAATGTTTTGGAGGTTTTTTACTTTCTTTAACGATTTACCTTCAATATCAAGGGATTTGGATTCTCGAATGACATTTAGAGAATCTGAATATATTAGAAGGTGGGAAGAAAATGATAAATCAATTTTCATTATAAGAGATCATCCATGGCATTCATTAGTTCCCGGTGGATTGGTTGGTATGAAGAATATTGGAGCCGAATTTAAATCGTATTTTGAAAATTATATGATTGATGGGGGTACGGGTTATGGAGACGACCAAGAGATGTTATCAAAATTCGTTATCAACCACGGCGAGGACGATACATATAAATGTATTTTTGGTAATGAAAATTACATACCGAGAGATGATAAAGAATTCTTCATCGGTATTCAATTAAACGAAAACGATGAACCAGAATCGCCAGTTGCAATAAAATATTTAAAAGAAATTGGTTATTAATGGAAAATGTTATGTTCTGCTCATTGGCAGTCGGTGAAAGTTATTTAAGAAATTTTATTAATTTTTGTAACGAAAAAAGAAAAAAAGACGACTCTAAAAATTTGGTGGTCACGGATAAAGAAACCTATGAATTATTAATAGATTTAATTAGTGAAAATACCCATATAGAATATGTTATTATCGATGATAAACATGAAATATCTAAATGGCCGTTAGGGTTTAATTTTAATTTAAAATATCTTCCGATAAAACATTCAATTAAAGAAGGTATCGATTACATCATTTATATTGATTCTGATTTTAGAATAATAAATGAATATCATCCAGATAAGTTCAAAAATTTATTTAGTCAAATGTGTTCAAATAATATTGATTACGTATTTGAAAGACCTTATTTTATAGGTCACGGTAAAGCTCATCATCATGATAATTTTTGGAAACATAAAATTGAACCTTACAGTTTAATGGAAACATCCAAATATGATGATTATCACGTATGTAATGAACAATTTTTAGTATTTAAAAATTCTAATAAAATGACTATATTTTCTGAAAAATGGGAAGAGTTATATTGGAAATCTATCAAACTAAATGTTTGGACGTTTGCTGAGGGATTAGAAATTGGAATGGCGTCTGCGGACGCAGGAATGACATTTGATTTTAATCTTTTTAGAGGTACCTTAATTAACTGTTTTGAGTTTAATGATAAAAGTGGGAATTTACACACAAGATTTTAATATGAACATAAGTAAAAATATAACGAGATTTAACAAATTAGACGTAAGTGATAGTCTATCTGCATATCTTGGTCACACCGCACAACAATCACATAACGTCTATCAAATTTTTAGGGATTTTTTAGAAGAAATTAAACCTAATAGAATTTTAGAAATTGGTACCGCGTTAGGTGGATTTACCCAATTTTTAAATATAACAGTTAAAGACTTGGATTTAGAATGTCCTATATTAACATATGATATCTATAGAAAAGATTGGTACACAGAACTAATTGATAACGGAATTGATGTGAGGGTTGAGGATGTTTTTATCGATTCATATTCAGATGTAAAACAAGAAGTAAAAGATTTTATTAAACAAGATGGTGTTACTTTAGTTTTATGTGACGGTGGTTATAAAATAGGTGAATTCCACGTATTGTCTTCCTTAATTAAAAATGGTGATTTTATAATGGCCCATGATTATTGTGAAGACGGTGAAAAATTTGAACGTGAAATAAATAATAAAATTTGGAATTGGCACGAGATATCTGAATCTGATATCAAAGCCGCATGTGAAAAAAATAATTTAAAACCATACAATAAAAATCAATTTGATTCTGTTGTTTGGACATGTAAAATTAAAGAAAATGAATAATAATGTAACAATAGTTACCGGTTTATGGGATTTAGGTAGAGGTGATTTAGGAGGTTGGGCAAAAAGAGATTTTTCTTATTATAAAGAAAGATTTTTTGAAATGCTTAAATCAGATGTTAATATGGTTATTTGGATTCCGTCTGAATTAGAGGATGAGGTTAGATTAATACGTAAACCTGAAAATACAAAAATACACATAAAGGAAGTTGAGGATTTTAAAGTTTGGTTTCCGTTCTTCAATAAATTACAAGAAATTAGAACTAACCCAAATTGGTATAACTTTGCAGGGTGGTTAGCTGAGTCACCTCAGGCCGCATTGGAATTTTATAACCCAATGATGATGTGTAAAATGTTCATGTTAAATGATAGTACAATATATGATACATTTAACACCGATTATTTCTTTTGGATTGATGGTGGTCTAACTAATACGGTTAATAGTGGTTATTTTTTAAAAGATAATGTTTTAGATAATTTGGATTATTATTGTAATGTTAATGATGATAAATTCATTCATTTAAGTTACCCATATGAAGGTAACGATGAGATTCATGGATTTGAAAGAAAGAAAATGGCGGAGTATTGCGGTACTGATTTTGTTAGATACGTTGCAAGAGGTGGATTTTTTGGTGGTTTAAAATCAATGGTAAATAAAATAAATAATCTATATTACAGTGTTTTAGATATTACCATTAATAGTGGTTATATGGGTGCTGATGAATGTTTGTTTACAATATTATGTCATACACATTCGGATATGATACATAGATATGAATTAGAAGGTAATGGACTTTGTTGGCCATTTTTTGAAGAATTAAAAAATATAAAAAAAAATAAACTAATTAAATCAAACGGTAAAAAACCGATGATTAATGTAAAGACAAGTTTATATGTATTAACGTACAATTCACCGAAACAATTTGAAACTTTAATTAAATCTTTTTTAGAGGTCGATTCTAATTTCATGTCAAAAACAAATAAATTTCTTTTAAACAATTCAACGGATAGGTTAACAGATATTATGTATTCTGAACTTTGTGAAACATATGGATTTGAAGAGATAAAAAAGGATAACATAGGAATATGTAGAGGTAGACAATTTATCTCGGAACATTTTGGTAACGGCGATTCGGACTATTATATATTTTTTGAGGATGATATGTTCTTACATCAAAAAACTAATGATATTTGTCCTGCCGGATTTTTAAGATACAAAGAAAATTTATATGAAAAAACATTAAAAATTATACATGAGAATAATTACGATTTTTTAAAATTATCGTTTAGTGAATTCTACGGTAATAATACAATTCAATGGGCGTGGTATAATGTTTCACAAGAAATAAGGAATAAGGTTTTTCCCGATAAAAAAAGATTACCTATTAGAGGACATGACCCAAACGCACCTAAAACACAATTTAAACATATAAAAATCAGTGATGATATTACATACATTGAAGGGCATGTACATTATTGTAATTGGCCAATTTGGATTTCAAGAGAGGGTAATCAGAAAATATTTTTAGATACAGTTTGGGCACATCCATTTGAACAAACTTGGATGAGTCATGTATTCCAAAAACAAATAGAAAATAAAATTGAATCGGCGGTTTTATTATTATCACCTATAAAACATGATAGGTTTGAATTTTATCCCGCTGAAGATAGAAAGGAAAATTAAAAAACCCCTATTTTGGGGTTTTCTTAGTTTCTTCTGGTTTTTGTAAACCTTTCTTTATTTCACCTTTTTTCTCACCGTCTTTTTTCATTGCGGTTTTGTGTTGATCAGAGATTTTCTTTTTCTCTTCTTCAGACATTCCAAATACTCCCATATTAAATTGTATTAGTGTTTATTATTTCAATTGAATCGTCTTTTTTATTTTTAAGTTTTTCACATTTTTCATATTCTTCTCTTTCCTCAAAAACTAATATTAACGAATCTATTATTTCTATGTATAATTCTAAATCATTATCATATGATAAGATGGTACATGTATTATTATAATCATTTAATATGTCATTGTCAAGAGAAGTGATAAAATCATAAATCATGATTAACTCCTCCTCATCATAATTACCAACATTTAAAACTCTTGTTGCCTGTAATAAAAAATTAAAATTCATATTATAAATACATTCTATTGTTTATCTCTTATTAATTTATCTAAGATTCTAAAACACTCTAAAAATCCATCATATTCCACCTCACTTCTGGTTGTCTTAGAATCCTGCGTTGGGCCAAATACCACCCCATTAGCCAACGATATTGAAAATACCCATTGGTGGGGGTTATACATTTCAATAGTCAAATATACGCCTTCTTTATCAAAAAAATAATAAAGTTTTTTTGTGTCATAAAATTCCAAAGTTGATAAACTTAAAACTCCCACATTAGGAAACATTACATTTGTAAATTTCTTAAATGAGGAAGGATACAAATATTCAACACTATACCAATCTATCATATTATTAATTATAATGCATTTATAGTACTTTGTATATTGTATTTTTTGTTTTTTCAATAAAATCAATATAATTATGATTGTTTACAATGATTATACACGAATTCTATTACAATGATGACAACAGGAGGTTGTACATTGAGTTTTCAACAGATGATGATAGTGATAATTTCTATCGAGTTCTAAATCTTGGATTTGAGGATGTTGAATACTATTCTCCCGAAATAATTGTTGAGGAGGACATGGGAGATATCGATGAAGATTTTGTAAAAGAATTAATTACTCAATACGGTAAGGAAAATGATTTACCAGAAGAAAAAATTTTATGATATTTATTAGATATGGGATTTTTAACCGACGATAATAAGGAGAAGTTAACTGCGTTCGTAAAGTTCGTAAAAAACCAATTGGAACTTAAAACAGTTCCCACTATTTCCATTAAAGGTAATAGGGATGGGTTAAAAACGACCGCAAATTATGACTATACCAAAGAAAATAAGATTATTAAGGTATATGGTAAAAATCGTGCGTTGGTTGATATTATGAGAAGTGTGGCTCACGAAATGGTTCACCACAAACAGTTCGAAGATGGTCGTTTAGAACAAAGACCTCCCGATATCGGTGGTGAAATTGAAGATGAAGCGAACGCCAAAGCCGGTCAATACATTAAATTGTATTCAAAAGAAGACCCAACCATTTACGAAGATTAATTAATGGTTTTACTAACACCATCAATATATAAGATTTGATTATAATATTGAGTTGGTAAATTGTTGTTTATAAATGTATTATAAATCCCCAATTTCATTTGAATTGAACACTTTGTTGGGTTACTAACTGTAGGTCGACCCTCAATAAAAAGTAACTTATCATTTATATAAACTTTAATGTATCCATCAGATTTATCCGAGACTTTAACTTCGTATTTTATGTTAATCCATTTATCATATGGATTATTTGTTATTACATAATCATGTAAACCAATCCAAGTAAATTCTTTATGTGTTCTAATCAGCAAATTATTATTTTTTTCCATCACCAAATAAGCTAAAGAACCAACAGTCCCGTCACCACCGTCCCAATGGACTTGACTCAATACCAATAAACCGTCTTTTGTTGGTTTAAAGTTGTTTTGGGTGGGTATAAAAACATTCTCTGTGTATATAATGGTTTTCCCAAGGACGGTAGATGGATTAACCCAATCCTCCCTAATTTCACTTCTACTTCTACCTGTTGAACAATCATCATATCCAACACCTCCACCACAATCACCCGGTTTTAATTCAAATCTGGATGATTCATTACCATCATAGACAGGATAACCATTTATTTTATTAACAATAAGCGAACCATATGATTTATTACCATATGTGTTATTATTAACAAATCTAATACCGTTGAAAACATCATAATTGATGGTATCCGAACATGAATAACCAATAACACTATCTTTTGTTTTTTCTACAGAAACAACATTTCTTGTGTTTATATCTTCTTTTTGACAAGAAGATATTACAACTAATAAGATTAATAATCTTCTCATATTATCTTGAAAAATATAAAGTAACTCTTACAGTTGCAGCTTTGTCTCTTGCACCATTAGACATATATAAATCCGTAACAATCGGAGGACTAAGTAATGTTAAAGTTCTTGGATACCCTACATCATTTGCTCTATATGTATAATTTGTCACCGCACCGTTGGTGGTATTCATTACCTCTAAATTATTATCATATAACGAAAGATTTACCCAAAATGGTTCAGGTTTAACATTACCTACCATTTGTTGATAATCGCAATACAGTTGTTTATTATTACTATCAAACTCCCATGTGGTTTTACCTTTTATAAAACGTCTATCTACTGCGGTTTTTGAATAGTCTTGTTTTAATATCAGATTACTATCGGTTAATTGTTGTATATTAAAAAAAGTAATACACACCGTATCCGTTTTAATGACCTTAACATTACTAATTGAACTGATTACTGTTATGTCATAATCTGTTAAAACCCACTTACCTCCAGTTAGTATGGGTGGAGATTCTAATTCATACTTCTCGCACCCAAATAGGGTAAAAACAACTAAAATTGATATTAATTTCTTCATGTCTTTATATTTTAAACAAAAATAGGTATTTTTTGGTATATCACAATCAATTTCAAAGATTTTTTTAGGTATTTATATATTATGAGAATGGTAATTAACGAAAAACAATTAAAATTGATAGTGTCAACTGAAAATCAAGAACTTGAAGAACAGGGGGATGTTGCCAGTGAACCGTCGCCAGGTACGTCAGGTACTCAAGCAGGTGGTCAAGGATACCCTGAGGTTGGTAAATGGGAAACTGGTATAGAAAGAGGTCCAGCTAATCAAATTGGGGTTACGAAGTGGGCAGATATTGTTGGTGCTAATTTAAAAAGAGGTAAGGCTAATCCATTAAAATAAGAAATTAGAGATATTTATATAGAAATCAAAAAAATAATGGTTTATCAAACAAGAAATATAGTAACAGAATCTGAAAGGAATAGAATCAGCTCAATACACGGATTTGTACCAAAAAAGCGTGATTATATATTTGAAGCGTGTGTTACGGTTGATGGTAGATATTTTGTTATACAAGACGAAGTATTTGACATACAAGAACAAAAAACAATAGGAAACCTTTGGGGTTCATTGGATGTGTTTAAAACAATTTTTGAAGGTATCAAATTAGAAGATGAGGGTTACTCACAAATTAGAGAAAATATTCTCTCTTTACCAATATTAGAATCACAACAAAACCTTTATGGTTTAAGAGACATATTACTTGAATTTGAATTTTTACAAGACACTTGGTTAGGTAGACAATTTAAAAAGGCTGGAGATAGTACTGCAGATTTTCTTAAAACATCATATGAAGGTGTACAGAAATTTGGACTTGCAGTTTCTCAAGGAGAATGGATGGGTATTTTAAAATTATTAGGTCAAGGTGTAAAGTATGTTTTAAGAAAATTAAAAGAAGCTCTATATAGTAATTTGGGTATGATTGTGGATGCAATTTTAATTGCAACGGGTGTTGGTGCTGGTGCCGCAAAAATTGCTTGGGGAATGGTTGTTGCGTTAGATGCTTACCAATTAATAAGTGATGATTGGCCAGAAGAAGAAAAGAATAATCCGTTTTGGTTAAAATGTTTATTTTTTGGTTTTGATATATTAGGATTTGTAAGTGCTGCAGCTGCGGCTAAAGCAGCCAAAGCGGGAATAATGCCACTTAAAGCAATCGCAAATAGTCCCACAAAAATTGCACAATATTTTGAAAAGAACCCAAAAGTTAAAGGAATGATAACCTCAATGGTTGATGGAATTAAACAAGTGCCGGCTCTTTTACAATCGGTAATGAAACAACTTGCAACTAAATTTCCTAAAGGTGCCAGTTTTATTAATGGTATTTTAGGTGGATTGAAATCTATATCAACAAGATTTACTGAAAGTTTACAAAGATTATTAGGACAAACTGCTGGTAAGGGCGCATCTGTCGGTGCGAAGACTACTGGTGTACTTTATGGTTTTGAGAAAGTAATCGGCGGACACGAAACTAAAGGAGCGAGTGTTGCTATGGACCCTAAGATAGCGGACCAATATGCTGAATTAGTTAGAACTAAATATAATGGTAAAGATCCATTTGATTAAATTTAATATTTATAATATATGAAAAATAATACAAACACAATTGACAGAATTAAATTAATGATGTCATATAATAATGAAAAAACATTAAATGAAAATTTAAATGCTTTAAAGTTGGTAAGTGAAGATGAATCAACTGAAGTTGGTGAGCAAAGAACACAAATTGCAAATAGATTTAAAAATGCAGCTACGGGAGCTAAGGAAACTGCTATAATTTCCGCAATGGGTAAAGAATTTAAATTGTCTGATAATGTTATCGCAACAGCATTAACAAAGGACCTTACTCAATTAACTAAAGAACTTGAAGATGCAATAAAGTTGGATTTGAAAAATGGAGTAAGGGTGTCAACAACAAATACATTGGGACCTGCGGCAAAGGAAGCCTCTAAATTAAAGGCGATGAAAGAAATGTCATTAAAAAGTAATGAATTAAAAGCATCAGGACAAAATATAACAACTAAACAAATTGATGATATAGTTTTAAGAGCACAAAAGGAATCTAAAGAGATGGCTAGAAAATTAGAAACTGGTGTTGTTAGTAAAGAAGCAAAAAAAGCAACTAATCAAACAAAGAAAATTGCAGATTTAGAAGCGAAGATTAAACAATTAGAAACTGTTAAGACACCTCAACAAGCAGAAGCTGCAATTAAAAATGAGGTTAACATTACCATGACTCAGGGAGGCTCGGCAGGAACACAAGCAGGAGCCGCAGTAACACATGCTGAAGTACAAGCAATTAAAGAAATTGCGCCAGAAGCTAAAGTTGTTGCTCAAGAATCCAAAGCCATTGTTGAAACAATGAAACCTTCTAAATGGCAAAAGTTTAAAGCAATTGCCGGTAGATTAAGTCCAAAATATTGGATTATGTTAGGTTTAGCTGGTGTAGGTGGTTGGTATCTTTGGAAATTTTTTAAAGGTGGAACAACAAAACCTGGAGATCAATTATTTGGTAAATGTCTAGATGATGTTATTGATGATACCGGAACAACAATTAGAAATACAACGGGTGGAGATCCAGTAGTACAAGTTACAAAAACAGGTAATTCTGAATATGATGGAAAGGGTGGTTTATGGTTTTACAATAACGGTAGAGTATTCATGAAAGACCAATCAAAAAGAGGTAGATGGTCTTGTAAAGGTACACAAACAGTAATTGCAGAACAAGGAGATGGTAATCCAAATACAGGTATTGGTAACATTAATATTACTTGGGATGGTGAAACCGCACCTGTTGATGGTGGCGGAGGTTCTGGAAGTGGGGGTTCTGGAAGTGGGGGTTCTGGAAGTTCAAATCCAAACTATCAAGATTGTTCAACAAAAGATTTTCCGTTTGAATTTGGATGTATTTCACCAAAAATTGCGGAAATACAAAAATGTTTAGGTATAACGCCACAAAAAGGTTATTTTGGACCTAAGACTAAAAAAGGTTTAGAAGATTTACAATATAATTTATCAGGTGGTATTACTAAAGAAACATATGATAAGATTATATCAGCTTGTAACCCAACAACTGGTTCTACAACTGGTACAACTACAGGGTCTACAACAGGTTCTACCGCTTCAGTAACGGGTACAACTACAGGTTCTACAACTGGTAATACAACAACTGCACCAATAACACCTCCAGCAGTACCTGCTGAACCTGTATACGATAGAAACAGATTACAAGAATTATTGGCTAGTAAAAATTTAGTTAAAAAACGTAATGGTGTTATTGTTAAATGGAAAGGTCCTGAATTAGAAGGTAACGACTATTACATCTTAGATAAATATTTGAAAGACCAAGGTTATATTCAAAAGAAACAAAGAGAAACTGGAGATAGAGACGATGAAGATGTAACAATGAAATATAAGTGGAAATTACAAGGAGAAGAATAATATGAAAGATATTAAAAAAATAGTAAGTGAAACCCTCTCAAAGAAGCATTCTATAAACGAATCCTTTGAGAGGATTTTTCTAAATGAAAATGATGAGGATAAATTTGGTTTAACCATACAATATTTGGGTAAATTGATAGATGAGGGATATGACAATGAACAAATAGAAGGTGTGGTAAATGAACAATTTGATTGGTTAAAAAAACTATTCACACCAAACAAACAAAATCCACAAGATGCATCTACAAGAAGTGGTATTTTAGATAAAGTAGGTGGTGGAGCCATTTCACAATTTAAAGAATATGCAATAACAACATTATTAAACCTAATAGGGTTTAAAGGTCCGTTAGTGAGTGCAATGGCAACTGCAATGAGTGAAATGACATTAAGTGATTTAATTGCTGTCTTTAGAGATAAACAAAGTTGTTCATATCATGGTAGTACTGTTGCTGATGCGTTATCAGAATCATTAGTGGTATATATTATTTCATCAAGTACTGAAGAAGATTCAATGGCTGCGAATTTCTTAAGAAATACGGTATTTGAATATATAAAATCAAGTCAATTTGGTGAAATGTTAGCAAATGCTGTTTGTAATGTTGCATATAAAACAAAATCATCAATTATTTCAAACATTAATGAATAATAAGATATTTATATGTAGAGTTTAATTGGTTTGGTCGCCATTAAACGATAATACTTATAAACGAAAAGGAGGTGTTTCAAATCTCGACAAAGGGTCTTCGGACCTTTTGCTCGTTAATAGAGACACCAAACAAAAAACCCATCCGAAGATGGGTTTATGGTGGAGATGACGGGAGTCGAACCCGTGTCTTTCCTGTTCAACAATAAATGACTACACGTTTATTCTGTTAGTTCACAACAAACAAATATTTGGTTCCTATTTTGACATCGTTACCAACAACTGTGTCGAGTTCACTTTTTTTATGGTAGTCCTCTGAACGAGACCATTTTTACCTTTTTGGGTAGGTACCACACCTTGAAGGCTTCTGTTCCTAGGTTATATGCCAGTCGACCCGATTGTAGTTTCGCCTTAGGCTACTGCTACGTTAGAAGTTGCAAGTAAACCTGCAATTTCCATGTTGTTGTAAACGTTGCCGTCTAAAATTTTCCACCGTGGATTTAAGTCATAGATGAAGTCTGACTACGTGCCATTTACCCCTGATACCTGAAATCAATACCAAACATCCCCATATTTTAAAGAACTTTTACAAATGTAGATGAAAAAGGGTTAAAAAACAAATTTTAACCCTTAAATTTCTATATGTGTGATAATTTACTTTTTAGCGGCTGGTTTTCTTCCTTTACGAGATTGACCACCTTTAGCTGCAGTTACTACGTCTTTAGATTGCTTAACAACTTTTTTAGCCGCTTCAGCAACATCCTTAGTTTCTTCAACTACTCTTTTTGCTCTTTCTTTAACTACTTTAACTACCTCTTTAACATCCTCAATTTTTTCTTCAACTACATCGGGAATGTTATTACCATCTTTGTCTTCGATTTTGCCTGTTTTCATTAGGAAAAATGTTACAGCTCCAGCTACAACCAAAGCCAATAAAATTAAAAGTACTGTCATCATAATTGTTTGTTTTATATATAAATATCCGTTATTGTACTAAAATCAATTAACCCTTAAAGGGAAGTGTTTTTCATATAATGCCTCAAAAAACAACTTATTTTTTTCCCATTGTTTATTTACCATACCGATGGATTTATGTGTCACCATTATTTTAGTAGTGACCCCAACTTTAATTCCATCTAAATGGTTGTCAACACAAAATGGTAAATCATAAAAATGGAACCCCGCAAATTCTTCATTAAACTTATGTTTAATTCTACCTTTGTGAACCATAATAAATAATCCATCAACAATAACCACTTCTTTTGGTTTATCACCAAAAGACTGCTTTGAATAATGATTTACATGTCTTTTACCTTGATGTTCATGACCAACAACACCATACATAGATTCTTTATCCTGCCACCACATTCCACTCATTAAATTATTAGTACCGGCTAATCCCATTATACCATATTCAGGATTCTCTTCAAATAATCTAACAACTTTTGGTGTGATGTTGGGAGTTTCCAAAATAAGATCATCATGCATAAACACCACAATATCATTTTCAGAATCTTGTAATCCTAAATTATAAATTTTGGGTAATGAATCCACACCGTCATTCTCATAAATTAATATTTGAGTTTTTGGGTGTGAAAACATTTTCTCAACGTGTTTTAAATACGTATCATCTATTTTTCGTGTTGAGATTACAACACTAACTGGTCTATTATATTTCGACATGGGTTGCAATTATTTCACCATAAACTTCTTGTAAATCTATGATTATTGGTTTATTTATTGGTTCGTATTTTGAGTTACAAGTTGATGCATTTACAAATAATGTCTTATCTCCAAGCTCAACACCATAACCTTCGTGGATGTGACCAAATATGTGTACTAAAGGATTTATTTCACCTATTCTACTCATTAAACATTCACACCCCACATTTACATTTGGTTGTCTCCAATTATTAACCAAATCACCGTATCCATTTGGTGGTCCATGTGTTATTAATACATCAGTATCTTCTGAAATCATATTCCACTTTTCTTGTAACTCAACCCCAAATCTTGGTAAGTTAAAAGCCCAATCATAAAAATTTGGTTGCCAAGGACTTCCGTAGATTTTAATTGGTCTTGAAAATTCAGGTGACTCAATAGTCATAAAATTATCTTCCAAATAAGTCACATTGGATTGAGATAGATTTTCAGGCGTCATTAGATTGTTTAACCAATCGTAGTCGCCTTTATGGTGCGGTTGATTAACCCGCTCAAAACAGAAATCGTGATTACCTGAAATAAAAATTTTAGAGTCAAACCCTTCTATGTTTTGAAACCAATGAATAAATTCTGTTACATCTCTTTCTCCACCTCTATTTGATAAATCACCCGCATGTATTAACACATCACCTTGTGGTAATTCGTGGGTCATACCTCTATGTAAGGCATGTGTGTCGGATATACAAACTATTCTCATAATATCAAATATAAGTAAAATTTATTTAAAAGCAAAAAAAAAGTCAGAATAAATCTGACTAATCTTTTTTGGGCCGAACGGTTTTAAAACGTTCCAATTCCACCACTTTGTTTTACTAAACAAAGAAAATAAAACACTGAGAATACATGTCTTAATAATTGACTTAGGGACATTATTTGTTTCTTCCCTTTTCCACTACCTTTTGAGTAGTACCAATCAGCGGCGGTCAATTAGATTAACCAATCCTTGAGTCGTTATATACTCTTTTAATACTCATTACTCATCAAAGATGCCTCCCTGATTCAACCTTGCGGGTTTAGAGAACTTTTTTAAAAATCACATTGGGATTGAGACCCTTTGTGGCCGTGAACCCCTCACGACTATGTAGCCACCTGTCTACAACGACTGACGAACACTTCTTCTTGTATGATTTTAAGTTGTTAAACCAAAATTAACAAAATTTAGTTATCCGAATTTGGAAAGTAGTGGTTCGTCACCTAGCCAAGCCACCTTTTGAGCGACTCGATACTAAACTACTCTCTGTAACATCCCTGCTACCATATTTTTGGACCCCTTCAGAACTAAACCCTTGGTAGAGTTTAATAAAGGATGATAACGACACCACTCGTACTTCACCATACCTTTCGGTTTTAAGATTCCCATTATATTGAATCACGCAATTGTAAAGTCGGATAACGATACTTCTCACAATAACTCTATGGATTATTCTTATTGGTGTTCCCACCTCAACCAAACAACTCGGATTGCTTAGTCATCAAACCACTTTCCCTAAAGTGTTACCCTCAGTACTTAAGGTTCAACGATACTCCACTTGCCTACTCAAGTTCCATTACTGAAACCGCAACTTACCCCAACCAAGGGTTTGTCACTTTATCCCACTTTCATGGTTTATTTTAATCGACCATAGGCGGCCAATATTTTTAAATCAAAGAACTTTTTCTTACTACGAAACCACCTTTGTGATTTCTTTTACAAATATACAATGAATATTTTAAAAAACAAAATAAATAATCAAATATTTTTTATTTTTTTTTATTCAGAAGTTTTTTTCTTCTTTAATTGTTTTTTAGAAGAAACTTTATCATCAGTTTTCTTAGTTTTATAGTCTGGATTTTTGTAAAGTTTATATTCGGTTTTTGGTGCAAATGACCAATAACCACCTTTAACTCTTAAATCCGCTTCGTTATCTTCTACTCTTAAAACTTGACCAATTTCATGACCTTTACTTGCTTTAATTAACTTAATACATTTCATAATTTTAATCTTTAATTGTTTTACAAATATACATAATAAATTTCAAAAAACAAAATTTAATTTGCTGTAGTGGATGGGTTCGAACCACCAAGTGGAGATTCAACTGATAACATGACGCTTGCAAGCTGGTGGTCTACCCCCTAATATTATCAATCTATTTCTTTGTCCACACCCCCGAGACAGGAGGGTACGTTTGCCAATTTCGTCACACTACAATATAACACCCTTTTATCAGCCGAAGCCTCACATAACCTTAGTGTGGAACCACCGGTAGGTGTCATGAATGATTACCAATGAGAATGTAGATTTTCACTAACTCGATTTAGCGGTCTCTATGGTAATTTTTTTGATGGATGAAAAACATCTATTCTTCTTGCGGACTTCCATCGGAGACCCATGAGTTTATTGTTTGTGGACCAGATAGGAATCGAACCTATTACCTTCACATTATGAGTGTGCCGCTCTAACCGAGTGAGCTACAAGTCCAAAATTTACGTGATCCCGTTTGGATTCGAACCAAAGACCCACATCTTAGAAGGATGTTGCTCTATCCAACTGAGCTACGGAACCAAAGTAATGTAATGTCTGTACGGTTTGTTTCTAATCAGCACCTTTGTACGTGCTTCAAAAGTTTCCATTTTATACATAGCGTCCGTTCCGTCACTCATTTCTGAGTCATTACATTTGTACCTGAGGCGGGACTTGAACCCGCACGAGCGTTTCTGCTCAACAGATTTTAAGTCTGTCATGTATACCATTTCATCACTCAGGCATTTTGTTTTTCCAATACATCAAAGAACTATAATTCAAATATAGAAAAAAAATATGATATAAAAAAACCCCGAACAATTTTTTTTAGTTTGTTCGGGGAAATTAATTTAACTAAAAATTTTTATTTTACTTTATACGATAACCCAAGTCCTAATGTAAAATTACTACCGACTAAATTACCAATTGTCCACAAATTTAAAACACTACTTGGTCTAAGTGGATTATACATTATAAGAAAATTTGGTTTGTTACCATTAAGAGTTGGTTGTAATCCAAATCCAACAATAGCCTTGTCTTCTTTTACTTGTCTAAGAACACCGAACTTCATATTATCGGATAGATTTCCTGTATTGGTATTGACTCCGGGAGGAATTGTAATTCCACCGTTTTGACTTTTTAATTCACCATACGGAAGACCGGCATAAAATCCCCAACCTTTTTTCATAAAACCACCTGTTATATAACCATCTGATGGACCGCCTTTTCGAGTGGCGGTTATAAACCACTCTTGTCCATTTGCCACGACTTCCACTCCCAAAAGTAACGTTAGCACTAAAAAAATTTTTTTCATTTTTTTGATTTGGACAAAGAATCTTCCTTAGCCCATTTCTCTTTTAAAATTGCTACCTTCTCAATCTTTACAATTTTACCATTCAATTTGGTAATCTCGTCCGTGATTTCTTTGGTTTTGACGGCCCTGCTAGCGTAATTCTCATCTGTTACTTCAACCCATTCAATCTTTCTTTCAAGAG